ACGATATGGCTCAATCGAAGGAGATGTCCCACCACAAATAATACTAGAAGAGGCATTAGGAGCAATGGCAAGAAGATGAGCATTCCTATATATACTATCGCTTGAATCAGGATAGCTTCCCCTGTCTGTAGCCAAAGCTTCAGAGGCTTTATTAGCTTTTGACTTGATGTGTTTAAAAATTTCTCTATTGATTGAAGTTTGTAATAACCCTGCGAATGGCATGTTTTTAGACTGGAGGTAAGAGTGGAAACCCATTGCTCCCAGACCCAACGACCTTTCTCTATAAGCTGAGAAAGCTGCTTTCCTATATCCTTTCCTTTCTCTTTTAACATATTTTTTAAATCTTTTATAGTTAACATTATATTCTCCTAATAATGATGTATCAACAACATATTCAACAAAGTGTTCTAACACATTGTCTAACATGGTAATTAAATCCCTTATAAATAATTTATTTTCTTTCCATTTATCATAATGTTCTAAGTTAACACTAGACAAACAACAAACAGCAGTTCTTTCTTCGTTTGTTGGTAAAGTTATTTCAGAACATAAATTACTTTGTTTTATTTCTAAACCTAAATCTTTTTGTCCTTGAGGTAAGGCTTCATTACAGGTATCTATATTTACTAGATAAGGCTCTCCGGTTTCTGCTCTAGCATCTAATAGTTTTGCCCATAAGTCTCTAGCCTTTACAGTTTTAACAGCTTCTCCTGATTTAGGGTCTATAAGTCTCCAATCTTCATTCTCTCCTACTGCTTTTAAAAACTCATTATTTATATTTACTCCATTGTGTAAATTTAAATTTTTTCTATTTAAATCACCGCCTGATTCTTTTCTCATGGCGATAAACTCTTCTATCTCAGGATGCCATACATCTTGATATGCAGCATAGCTACCTCTACGAGTAGTGCCTTGATTAAACGCTAACATTTGTGAATCAACTACATGCATAAAAGGAATGGAGCCAGTAGATTTAGAACCATGTTTAGTAGGGACACCATCACTTCTAATATCTCCCCAATAACCACCAACACCACCTCCGGCACTAGCTAACCAAATATTTTCATCATAGTGTTCTGATAAGCCATCTCTACTGTCCGGCACATAGTTTAAAAAACAGCTAATAGGTAAGCCTCTGGTAGTCCCACCATTACTAAGAATAGGTGTGCTAAACATAAACCAAAGATTAGAAGCATAATCATATATCCTTTGAGCCATTTCAAAATCTGTGTGACCTTTGTAGGTGCTAACAAAAACTGCTGCTCTTGCGAAAGCTTCTTGACACGATGTTTCATCATTCCATAAATATCTATCTTCAACTGTACTAATACTAAAGTTATCTAATTTCTTATCTCTATCATAATCTATTTCTATACCTAAGTATGGTTTTACCCCTACTTTATCTACCATTATTTTCTTCCTCCAAAATGTATAATGCAATTATTGCGTAGTGAATTATTTTTATTAAGTCTTGTTTATTTTTACCTTCTTTCTTACCAAACCTCATGGCATACTTCATAATATTACCTATGCTAAAACTTTCTCCATGACCGGCATCAATAATCATATCGGTAGCTTGATACTTTCCACTGCCATAATGAGAGGTATAAGTTTTGTCTATTTGATTTTTAACTTCTTTAATAATTTTATCTTCTTTAAATTTATAATTAATTTTCATTGGTAATATTTGTTATTTCAATTACTTGAGGTATTCTAACAACTTTTGTTAAATATGCAGGACCTTTCGCATACTCAAATACACGAAGCCCTTTACCATCATTAGCATCTTTATGACATTCAAACTTATGCGTACACCAACTACATTCTCTAGCAATTTTATAATTTCCTGATGTTCCTTCTGGGATAGGAGGATAACAAAAGTCAGGAGGTGTTTCTTGTTGAATCGTAGACTTAACCTTTTTAATTTTAGAGTCTATATTAGGCTTGTCAAGGTCTTCAGGAATATATAAGCACAATTCTCCAGTTTCTTTATTAATAGCAAGAAATCCACCTTCGTCACTTGCCTCTGCATGTTCATATCCTGCGAGTTGAGCCATGTAACCAAAGGCATCTTGTTCGGCTAATGTTCCATTCTTAAATTTCTGAAAAGCAAATCCAGAAGCTGATTTAATATCTATTACCTGTCCATCAATCTTACAATCCATGTGACCCATAACACCATTAACTTTTATTTCTTTTTGTTCATCGGTTACATCATGTCCGGCTATTTCTACTAAAAATAAAACCAATCTTTCTAATATGTGACCATATAAAAATTTAATCATGGTGGCAGCAGGAACTCCTGTAGGTTCCTTTTCTGAGTTCATATCGAACCAAAGCTGTCTTAATGGTTTACCTACATTGGACATCCTAATAGTAGGTCTTTGTTTTGCACGAGGAGTAGACCAGTCTCGTAAAGCATGTTCCATAAATTTACCAAACGATTCATATTGTTCGTCTGATATATCTAGTGCTTTACCTTGACCTAACTCACCTACTACTTTATATATATCGTCTATAAGAGTATCTAAATTTTTCTTACTCATCTACAAGCTTCCTTAAAATATCTGGTGAAGTTAATAAATTTAATTTAAGTAAATACATTTTACTAGCATTGTGGTCTCCTCCAGAAACAGAGGGGAAGGTATTTTGTTCAATTAACTTTTTTAAATGTTCTACTTTTATAAAAAAAGATAAACAGATACATCCCTTATAACATAAGTTTTGTAACCAGTAATCAGATTCTGTTGCCATAATACCAGAGGGTTTACCATAGGATTCATATTCAATAGCTATGTTGCCTGTGTCCATCCACATACCTCTTTCAGTCTTAACTTCAACTTTAGAGTTTACTACGATATTTAAAAATTCATCTTCATATTTTTGACCATACTTCAAATCTAGGTCAAACTTTTTTCTGTCGGCTTTAGTGGGTTTCACTCCAATTACCTCCTAATTTATATTCACCATCAAGAGGGCAGAACATATTAAAATGCTCTCCGGCTTCTTTGATAGCATCAACTGCTAGGAATCCAGCTTTTGCAGCTTGACAATCTTTAACTTCTATCTGCCATTCGTCATGTATATTACCTACAAAGTTAGCAGTTATATTGGTTAATCTAAATTTATAATCTAATAAGGCTAGTGCTTTTTTCATAACTATTGCACCTCCTCCTTGTAATAAAGTATTAAGAGCAGCATGTTCACTTCTAACATAAATTTTACGACCATCTATACCTTTTAGATAACCTCGTGAAGCTGCTTGGCACACTCGTTCTCTTAAACTTTTTAACGCAGGTAAATTAGTAAAGAAAGTTTGTTTTAACTTTTTACCTGAGTCTCTATTGCCACCTATAATACTACCTATCTTAGCATCCCCGGCACCATAAACCAAGGCATAGATAAATGTCTTAGCTTGGTCCCTAGTTTCTAGTCCTGCCATTTTTTGATTAGCAGTATGTATGTCTCCATGTAAGATTTCATTTTTATAATCTTCATCTTTCATATAGTGAGCTAACATTCTTAACTCTAAACCACTGGCATCTACTCCAAGTAATTTATAACCCTCTGGGACAATCCAGCAACTTCTACATTCTTTACCATATAACGAACCCATGTTTGGAACTTGAGCCATGTTAGGATTACGATGGGTCATACGACCAGTTATCGTGCCATTAGGTATTACTTGTCCATGCACTCTACCATCATTTTGTAAAGCACTAAGCCACGAATCTACCTGTGCTATTCTTTTTTGATACAACAGATAATCTGCTATTAAAGTAGCTTGAGGTATGTCTGTTATTTCTGATAACACTTTTTCATCTACTATTGGTTGTCCGGTAGGAGTAAACTTTTTAGGCTTCCATCCAAAGTCTATAAGGTACTCTCCTATTTGTTTTCTAGAACCTAAATTAAATGTCTGTAATTTTTTTCTGTAAAAAGGTTTGCTAACACAATCATCATATTCTTGTGGTGTAAGTCCTACTTTAGATAAGGAACCATCTCTTTTAAACTTAGGCACAACTAACTTGTCTGTTATTAGTTTAGGGGTAAAAACTTCATGAACTTTCTGTTCGGTCTCAAACATTTTTTCTTTCAAAGTGGCGACTAACATAGTACCGGCTTGTTCATCAAATAAAAAACCATGCTGTTGTTGTTTATTTAAAATTTGTGTAACTTCATGTTCTAGTTTAATGCTTTCAAGACTAAATCCTTTACCCTGTTTTAATAAAGCCTTATATACTTTTTCATTAAGAGAGACATCCCTTTCACAATAAGTTAGCATTTGAGGTGAATAGACACTAAAATCCGGCTTGTCTAGTTTGTTTTGTCCAAGTCGTTGTCCCCAACTTTCTAAACTATGTCCATTGTCTCGGACAGGATTAAACAATCTAGACATAACCAGAGTATCAATAATTTTACCTTTGTATTTAAAACTGTAAAGTTTTTCTAAAACAGGTAAATCATATCCAAGGATATTATGTCCAATCAAAGTATCTGCTGTAATAAGAAAGTTGATACCTTCTTTAATATTACTACAATCAAACTTATGAATCTGTCCTGATTCTAGCTCCTTGGCTACAATACACCAAATCTTATCTGGGTTTAATCCATTAGCTTCTATATCAAATACTAAGCTACCAAGAGAGTTGTTGTTCATAATCATCTTTTAATAGGTCATCAAATTCATCTGGTTCTTTTTCATGTAATCTCCCTGTTTCTGTATCATACATCAAATTAGAGGCAAGTCCAGTATCTCCGGTGTATCTAGATTTAAGAACTCTTAATCTAGTTGTATTAGCTTCGTCTTTATCTTTGGCTTGTTGGTTTCTTTCTAATGCTATCACACAATCTGATAACTGAGCTATACCCTGAGAACCTTTGAGATGAGATAAGGAAACTTCAATACCTTGCTCGTGTCCTTTATCTCCGGCAGCTCGTCTAAGATGAGACACTAAAAGCATACCCACTCCAGTTTCTTCTACTAAACTTCTAAGTTTATTCATCAAAGTATCAATACCTCTTCTTTCATCTCCCTCTGTTAAAACATTAACAAGCATATGAAGGTGGTCCACAATAACCCATTGGCATTCACAACCCACAATGATGTATCTAAGTTTAGCAAAGACATCATCAATATCATTAGCTCCTAAATGGGCATGGATAAATACTCTATCTTTCTCAATAACTTTATCAAACATTGTTTCTAAATCTTGTTTAGAATAATTCTTTCGTTTTTCATTAAGATAGATTCTGTCATTAGCTTCAATAGATACAATACCATCAGCAGTTCTTTGCCAATTTTCTTCTAGAGCAATGATGCCAACATTATCCTCTGTATTCCTAATTATCCAATGTTCTAGTTCTCTAGTAACACTAGACTTACCTAGTCCTGTACCTCCAGTAAAAGTAACTAGCTCTCCTTTACGAAGTCCATATAGCTTTTTATTTAAACCTTCCCAAGGATATGGGATGCTAGGTTTAACTTCCCTATGTAGCCAATCATTTTTACGACTAGATAACTCAATGATACCAGAGGGAGTATATTGTTTTGCTTCCCAAAAAGCTTGAGTAAAAGTAGTAAACTTGCCTTGCGATAACATATCGTTTGCATCTTTGTACCCATTTGGTAAAGTCATAATCTTAACTTTGCCCGGCTTAATAATTCTTGCTACTAACTTTGCAGCTTCCTTACCTTGTTTATCATTATCAAAACATAGAACAACATGTTGAAAAGATTCAACAAATTCTATACTTTCTCTTATATCTTTTACTGCTCCAGAAGCTCCTCGTTTCAGAGAGACAACTGGATATTTACCATCAAACATCTGATAAGTAGCCATCGCATCACACTCTCCTTCTGTAATAGTTAGATACTTACCTCCTTTATTTCTAAATAATTGCTCACCGAATAAACCTGTATTATCAAATGTGCCATTAAAAGAAAATCTTTTATCAGCAACATATCTAGTTTTACTACCTACGATTTCATCTCCATTGTAAAATGGATAAATGTGTTCTTTAACATCTCCAGAGTTAGTAGTAGAACATCTAACTCCAAAAACTTTTGCTGTTTTCTTTGATATCCCCCTATCAGTTAAATCAGCATACTCACCTGTATAGCTTGAAAGAAAAGTATTATCCTGTACTTCTTCTTTAACTTTTTCAGGTGTTTCATAATCAGGAAAAAAAGCACCACAACTAAAACACTTAGCTGAACCATCTTCGTTTACTGATACTGCATCACTTGAATTACATAAACTACATGGGACATGATACTTAACCCATGTGCTTTTACTTGTCGTCATATATAAACCCTCGTAAAAAGAGGAGTCCGAAGACTCCCCTAAAATTATAAATATAAAATAGAAAAAATTTCTAAGTCTTAGACGATTTAGAAGTAGCAACCTTTGCAGGTTGTGTTTCTTCTACCAATGCTTCATCAGTCAATAGAGGTCTAAGTTCCTCTTGTAACTTATCATTGGATTTTTGTAGTGAAATCTGAAACTGATTATTAAAAGCCATCTGACTTACATAGGCTTGAAGTTGCCTTCTAGCTTGTTCATCAGAAACTTTTTCAGTGTCATAAGAGCTACCATCGAATTGGATAATCATTTAGAACTCCTCATCGCCAAGTAACTCATCTCCATCACCACCCTTATAAGGTATAAGGTTTACAATCTGGACAGCTTGTAGTTCCAAGCCTTTACCAGTTTTTTTATTATACTCCCAATCATATTCAGAATACTGAACTCTGACTGTAGAGCCATTACCAATAAGAACATCAACATCGTTCTTATCATTATCAAGAAGCCTAGGTGCTTTCCTCGTCATTCCATTAGGACCATTTACTTTCCTTTTAATGACGATAGCAGGACCTTCTTCCATTTCACGAATACTATGTCCACGAGCAGCAAAATCCTTTGCTACCTCATTATCAACAACTAAGTTGATAGTGTACATAGGCTCAAATGTGGTATTAGGCTGCCTTACGGATGCCCAATACGCAGTACCTTCTACTATCATATTACGATTCCTCCATTTATGAAGTTAATAGAAATGTGGGTTTTAGAGTTCCCCACCCACCAAGGGGACCATTTGTTTGGATTGGTTGCGACTAATGGAGATAGACGAGGGTAATATACATCAACCAATGCTCTAGGTAGTCCCTTGTCATCAATTTCCATTAGTCTAATTTAGTTCACTACTTTAAAAAAGTCAAGCACTTAATACTTGATTTATCATTTCATCAACCAACCTAAAGTGTTCTTTATTAAAATATAAAATAATATTGCCTTGTTCTGTATATTGTGTTTTCCAAGTAGGTCTAGTTTCTACTGTTGGAAAAACATCTACCATCATAGTGGTAAATAAATTTACTTGTTCTCTTGTTAAACGATAAGCTACTTGTGGTAAGGT